GCGATTCTCCACTGCCGGGTGCAACCGGCTATTTCAATCGGTACGCACATGACGAGCACCCGTGACGGGCACCGTCGTTACAGCTGATACAAATCTTCGGTTCGCTGGTGGCCGCAGCCACGTGCTTGATTATCCTGGCCGGTACCAGCACCGGCATCGGTACGCGCTGCCGGCGGGCTTCCTCCAGCAGGTTCGCCAACTCCAGCACGCGTGCTTTACAGTCCATTGCTTCAGCGCGCCACCAGATCACATCTTCACGCAGACGGCGCTGGCGCCGCAGCTTCAGTTTGCTGGGCATTAGTCGTCCTCGTCCCAGTCTTCATCTTCCTCGCCATCCTCACATGGAAAATTTAGAAGGGGATTGGTAGCTACCAGCATTTCACTGGCAGCGCCACGGCGTTGAAGCCTGCGCAGCGCCTCATATAGCACGAAAGCTTCAGTGCGTTCTTCGCCGAGATCGAGGGAGCATGCGACGCGGTGAGCGGCAACAACTATCGCCTCTAACTGGTTACGGATGTCCTGAATAGTTTCCACCTCACACCTCCTGCTCAGGCGCTGCTGCTAGCATGGCGCCATAAACGCCAAGTGATGAAGGTGATTTTGTTGTCATGTAATATGACCATCCAGCGTCAATCATCTCTTTAGTCGGCTCAACCGGAACAAGCTTCCACCCATCCGGTACCGTAGCCGCCGTTACAGGCCCGGCCTTGAGCATGGCGGCGCGGTAGTCTTTCCACCCACCACGATAGGTATCATCAAAATTATCTTCTTCTATGAAACGACGCTTGTACTCTTCTCGGGTTAGTTCATCAGGCACAGCCACCGGCGCTGGCGCTGGCGCTGCGGCGTAGAGAGCGGCACCAACAGCAGGTTTGCGAGGCACCCCGTTATCTGCGTACCAACAAACCCCGACAGTCTCAACCTTCGCTACCGGCTTGCTGTCCAGTCCCGCCAGCAGCATGCGGGCCATCGCTTCGGCTTCTTCAGCTGGCAACATTACGTTGTGGTCAGCGCCGAACTTTTCACGCCATGATGCGATTTTTTCCAGCCGCTCCCGGCTCAGTTGCTCTGTCATGATTTCAACCCCTCGAAAGTAACAGTGGCGTAAAACATATCGCTGGGATCGCGGTAGAACTCGATGGCCTTGATGCAAAGGACGCCGATCTGGTTGCCGGTCAAAGCGATGGTGAAGGTGTCACCTTTCTTGGGATTCTTCTCGTGAATCAGGCCTGCGCCGAAGAAGTGGCCGGTGATCTCCATTTTCCCCTTCGGCTTGAAGCCGCGAACGAAGTGGAGGGCGTGGCCCCAGTGTTGCCGGGTGTAATCGAACTCTCTGCTTTCCGGACTGGTGCCGTTCAACAGCGCGATTAATTTAGCGAGCATGTATGCCTCCCCGCAGCTCTTTCAGCTGCTGGCAATCGACGCAGGTTTTGCAACCGGGCATTGCAGAGCGTCTCTTTTCCGGTATTTCTAGTCCACACGCTTCGCACTTCTCAGCGGAGACAGCGTTACGGTCGATGCGATGACGCTGTAAGGCATGCTCCATGTTGAGCTCTACCAGCTCGTTGGCCTGGTCTATGATTTCGGCTGTCATGCTGACTCCTTAAATTTCGAAGGCCAGTTGTGGCATAAACCTGTCGCGCCCGGCGTCATAGTTCAGTGAGCTGGCGCTGTTCATTGATTCAATGCGTTCAACAAGCACCGCAGCCCGCGTCTCTTTACTTGCTGGCGAATAGGCTGATTTTTTCCAGGCTTTATCGATCCCGATATTGCGCGCGACGTTGGTGCTGTCTGCTGATGACAAAGGGATGTGCCTGAAAATGTCGGCGTTCAGCATTCGTAAGCCGTGTAATTTTGTAATCGGGTAGCCGTTCTCATCGACAACGTGTCGGATCAGGTCACGCAATCTGGCAACGCAGTGGCGCGGTCGTTTTGCGTCGTACTCGCCCATGCTTCCAATGCACACTCGTGGAAAGTCCTGGCACAACCGGATGAAGCGCTCGTCTGGTTCATTCATGTGCCAAACCGGAGCGCCAGCAAATTTCCCGTGTGGCCACTCAGCGATAAGAGCGTCATTCTCTTCACTACTGCCGCCGATGACGTCCGGAATGACAGCGAAGGAGAATCGCGGGTGATTACCCCAGCGCGCGACGAAGGCGTAATAATCATGCCAGTTAACGACGCGATTTTTAGTCCAGAAGCTGAAAGCCCCGTTATCCAAAGCGAATGACTGGCACACTTCACTTGCCAGCGGCAACTGGCCGGCATTAGCAAAGCTGATGAAAGCATGGCGAGATTTCCACGCTTTCAAAGCGCAGGTATCTGGGGTAATAGGGCCGCCATGGAAATGGATCATTGGCTGTCTCCTGCGTTGCCTTTCATCGCCAGTTCTTGCGCTTCTTCAGGGGTGGCCACTTCAAAGCGAGGGTGCTTATTACCGTCAGGAGTTTCCACCTCAAGCTTGTGCATGCTAAATAAACCACCCAGTGTCCAATTGCAGCCGTGGTTTTTTCCCGTCTCCTTGGATGGGCTGCCTTTTCCTGTAAAGCGACCAGTGCAGGAAAAGGCTAGGTACTTCTCAACCTCTTCGAAATCCTTACCGGCTCCTGCAGCTATAAGCGTTTTTGCTGATTGAATGGTTCCGCACATTGGGCACCTGAAAGCAAAGTCGTTACACTCAACGCCTTGGTTTTTAATCTCGGTGCGAAACTCGTCGAGTGTCATGGTGATCATGACTGCACCTCCGATTTGATGCGCAACTGGGCGGCGATGGCCTCAAGCACTTCATCAGCGAAAGAACGATCGAAATCACCATCGGGTGCTTCGTCCATAAATTCCGTAGACATCAGAATTGTGCGGGCGATATCCGCCGCGTTTTCTGGTGTGTCTTCAACGAAACCAGCATCCCAGGCTGCCAAAATTCTGTTTGCTGCAAAGACAGCACCCTCTTTGCGAGCTTCTGCGCGCAGGGAGGCGAGGAATGCATCAGTGGCTGGAGTTTCTTCAAGTGCATAGCAAACATCGTCATTGCTGCATGGATCATCTTTTCCACAACCCACGCAGAAGTGGACCGATTCGCTGTGAGTCTTAATAGCCGACTTCATCAGAGCATTCTCCCCAGCCAGCTGCTTTGCCTCGTTCCGCGATTCGCACAGCACCACGAACTGAACATCGAGACGGTCTGCCATAGCGATCATTAGCTTTGCTGCTGCTGGTGGCAGAGTAGGGGCTGTCACTCTGGCGTCGGCGATCAGCTCTTTGGCATTCATTCGCATGTTGGTATCTCCTGCGCGCTGCAACGCGCGATTTTTGGTTGCACGAATCCCTCGCCGGCTGGCGATTAATTAAAATAGGTTCGCTTTAATAAACGCCCTGAACAGCGAAGGGCGCTTAATGAAGCGGGCGGCTGCAACCGCCCAGGTATCTCCACACAGATGTAAGCGCGCTCCGAGGAGTTTGCATTAACGACCAGACACTTGAGGGAGAGTGCCGGAGCGCGCTTGCATCTATGCGAAAAAAGTGCGGCACCTTCACGGGAAAATAAGATCCGATGCCGCCAATGACTACACACTGCGTTTTGTTACTTTGTGGTGCCGGGTGCCTCCCGGTGATCGCATCCAGTTACGTGCGATCGGGTACCAAACCACCTGATAAAGACCTGGTTAACTGTCCCGCGCGCGCTGAGCCGCATTCACCACAACGGGGAGAGCATTCGAACCTGGACTGCGATTATTTGCGGGTCTTTCGACTGCATAACCAGGGCAACATTACCGACTGCTCTCTCCTGTTGCGTCCTCGTCTGCTTCCGAGGTGTCACACCGTATCGCCGCGATGGTGAGTCGATCTCGTGCTTACCTGCCTTGCACATTCCGGCTACCCACAAGCCCAATGCAGTACTTCAAGGGAGGCTGTGGACCGCTTCGACGCATGTGCCATACGCCGTGGATTAAAATATACCTTCAAGTATATTTAGTTGTAAATACTTAAAGGTATATTTTGCGTACGTAGTAAGTAAACTATTGATTTGAAGGTTAATTTAAATGAGGTTTGAAACGGGTGAAAAATGAAGTGCAGCTGCTGTGACTACGAGGAAAGATTCACAGCAACATAATTTTGGGTGGGGTTATTTATTGATTAATCAAGGTGATAGCTATTTTTGCTGGCTACATTCTAACTTGGCGATTAGGGCAGATTAGTGATTTTTGCATCTACTACAACGCCTATAATTCTGCAGTTGCCGTCAATCTCTGTCATTGGGTACTGAGGATTTAAGGGCTTCAGAAATTTTCGGCCAGCGTCGACAACTAATTTTTTAAATGTTGCCTCATTTTCAGAGTCGAGCTTAGCTACCACAAGTTTTCCGCTGCGTGGCTCAACAGCAGGATCAACCAGAATTGCCATCCCTTCTGGAATACTCAGTCCAACAGGGGATGTCATAGAGTCGCCTTTTACATCAAGCCAAAAAGAGTCCTCTGAACATTCAACAGTTGTTTCATACCAGCGGTCAATACCGCGACGATGATAAGGTTCTACAGCTTCCATCCATTGCCCTGCGCTCACCCAGCTTATTACCGGATAAGCCCCTTGTGGTTCGTTAAGTCCTGCATAAGAAACGTTATTATCAGTTTTATCAGCAAGACCGTCCATCCAGCCTCTGTGCAGCTTTAGTGCATCTTCTATTTGCCTGGCTGCCTGCTCACCAATGTTTCTCTTATTTGCTTTTCCTTCCGGATAAAGCATGCGCGAAACGACAGTAGGATCCATGCCCACTGTTTCTGCAAATTTCCTCTGCGTTTCATGACGCGATACCAGCTCTTGAAGCTTCTTGCGCCTGACTTCGTAAATTGCGTTGTTCGTATTTTCTTTCATGCCGGCATCTTACGAAAATTTACTCTTAGGTAAATGACCTGTGAGTATTGAATAAAATATACTCCTGGGTATACTTTCACTGTTACCCAATGGAGGCTTCATGGAAACGTTAAGAACGTATCTCAACAGTCTGGCGTTCAATAAACAGCGTGAATTCGCCGAAAGCTGCGAGACCACGATTGAATATCTTCGCAAGGCTATCAGTAAGGGGCAGAAGTTAGGCCCGGCTTTATCAGTTTTGATTGAGTCCAACTCAGCTGGTGCAGTCAGCAGAAAAGATCTTCACCCAAGCGATTGGTCGAAAATCTGGCCTGAATTGAATCCTAAAGAAAACGCAGCGTAACGGTAACTACCAAAGGAAAAACAAGATGGTAGAGCACACTTTAAAAACTGTTGTTAAGGCGATGTGTAAAGCCTATCCAGGTGGACGCGAGGCGATGGCTGGTGCGCTTGGTATGAGCGTGACGCAGTTCAACAACAACCTTTACGAAAAAAACGGCTGCCGTTTCTTCGAGGCTTCCGAGCTGGAAGCGATGGAAGACATCTCCAACACCTCTTGCCTGGCTGACTACTTTGCCCGGCGCCGCGGATGCCTGCTGGTGGAACAGCCGAGTATGGAAGACCTCGATCGCGTGGACCTTTTCAGCCGTTCGATGAGGACAGCAGCAGCGCGCGGATACGTTGACCAGATTATTCAGCAGGCGCTGGAAGATGGGGTGATTGAGCAGGATGAAGCAGAAGAAATTATGGAATGTCACCGCCGCCATATGGCTGCGCGTGAAGAAGAGATTGCAGCGATTATCGCGTTATTCAGCCGCAAAAAGAAGTGACGCCAGCGGGTTGCAGCCCCTGGCGTCGTGGCGTGTCGATCAAAGTGTGGAGATACCTACGCATGAACAGTTTAAACCGATTCCGGCCAGCTAAGCAATTCCGCTGCCCACCGCTGGTGGGGCGTGATGCACCGTTCGGCTATGTGGAAATAGTACGTGGCACAGAGGGTAGCCACAACTACCAGACTGCTGGCGCGCTGGTAGGAGCATTCGCAGCGATGAATGAGCAGGGGCGTAAAGAATGGCTGAAGTTGACAGGTGGTTCCGTGACAGAAGAGGCATCCCCGTCCGTGTCATACGGTGGGAGCCAGAATCGCGCCGCGTTATCTATCTGCGGAGTGACTACCCTCACGAATGCTTCAAACCACTCCAAATCTTCAAGCGCGATTTCAGAGAAATAAAGGACGACCATGAGCACTAAATTACAAGGCTATGTCTGGGACGTTTGTGCCGCCGCTGGCATGAAGCTGACCAGCGTTGCCATCATGGCGCGCCTGGCCGACTACAGCAACGACGACGGCGTGTGCTGGCCTTCTATAGAGACCATTGCCCGCCAGCTTGGCGCGGGTGAAAGCACCGTGCGCACGGCGATCGGCAAGCTTGAACAGGATGGCTGGCTTTCCCGTCAGCAGCGCCGCAAAGGCAACCGTAACGCGTCGAATGTCTATCAGCTCAACGTGCAAAAGCTTCAGGCCGCTGCCTTTTCTCACCTGTCAGAATCTGACACCTCAAAATCTGACGGGTCAAATTCTGACGCCTCAAAATCTGACGCGTCGAAATCTGGCAAAAACGGCGGTTTTCACCCGTCAGAATCTGGGGGGGATCCGTCAGTAAATTCAAAACAAGATCCATCAGATAAAAATCAAAACCCTTTCTGTCCGGTTGCTGCGCAACCCGACGATGCGGTGAGGGTTACTGACCAGGCTAAACAGGTTCTGACTTACCTGAATCAGCAAACCGGATCGCGGTACCAGGTATCGAAAACGTCGCTGGAACACATCCGGGCTCGCCTGGGTGAAGGATTCAGCGCTGAAGAGCTGAAGCTTGTCGTGGATTACACCAACGAGAAGTGGAGCGCAGATTTGCAGATGGCGACATACCTGCGCCCGACCACGCTTTTCCTGCCGAGCAAATTCCCTGGCTACCTGCAGGCCGCGACGAAGTGGAACGAAGCAGGGCGCCCGGCGCGCCGCAACGGCGAGTGGGTCAGCAGCACAGCTTCCCGTGCGACATTCCAGAACGTCGATTACTCGCTGCCGCAAAACTCGGGGTTCCGCTCATGATGGCTGATACGGCAGCAGCACTACCAGTGGCAGAACCGGCGCCGCGCGTATGGCAGCGTCCGTTCCTGAAATGGGCTGGCGGGAAATATTCCCTGATGCCTGCACTGGATCGCCTCATCCCGACGGGTGCGCGGCTTGTTGAGCCGTTTGTCGGTGGTGGCTCGGTTTTTCTCAACTCAGGTAAGCACGAAAGATTCCTGCTGGCAGATGCCAATCCGGATCTGATTAACCTCTATCAGATGCTTGCCGTTGTGCCAGAGCAGGTAACGGTGCTGGCGCGCCAGTTTTTTACTGAAATGGGTGACGAGCGGAGTTACTTCGCCGTTCGCCAGGCATTCAACTCGCAGCAGATGACCGGACCAGCGCGCGCCGCCGCTTTCCTGTATCTGAACCGCCACTGCTTCAACGGGCTAATCCGCTACAACCGCGCCGGCGATTTCAACGTCGGCTGGGGTAAAAAAACTGGTCCGTATTTTCCGGATAAAGAGCTGCTGGCTTTTGCTGCTGTGGCGCCCAAATGCGTTTTCATGAATGCCGGTTACCTCCGCACGCTGTCGCTGGCAGGTAAAGGCGATGTCGTTTACTGCGATCCGCCCTATGAACCGCTGCCGGGTACGGCGGGTTTCACGAACTATGCCGCCGGCGGTTTCGTATGGGCTGACCAGGTGGCGCTGGTTGAATCCTGTGTTGCGGCACATCAGCGCGGCGCGCGGGTGGTGATCAGCAACTCGACGGCGCCACGGATTATCGAGCTCTACGAAGAGCATGGCTTCACGCTGCATCAAGTCAGCGCCCGGCGGTCCATTTCCAGTAAAGGCAGCACGCGGGAAAACGCTGCTGACATCGTGGCAACTCTCTGAGGAGGCAGTGTGAAAATGAATCTGTTAACAGCCCGCCAGCAGCAAATACTGAGCCTGATTGTGGCTTTCCATAAAGAGCATGGGATCCCGCCGACGCAAAAGGAAGTGGCTGACCTGATGGGCGCAGCATCACCGAACGCGGCAACTGAAGTTCTGCGATCCCTTCAGCGTAAAGGCGCTATCACCCTTTTACCGGGCGTGTGCCGCGGTATCTCCATCAACAGCCCGGTCGCAGAAGATGAAGCAGTTTCGCTGCTGCGCTCGCTGGTGGCCGGTGAAGAACATGCGAGAGACCAAGCGATCTCCTTCCTGAAAATGCGCGGGGTTGCCGTATGAAGTTGATCCTGCCGTTCCCGCCGAGCGTGAACACCTATTGGCGCGCTCCGAATAAGGGTCCGCTCAAGGGGCGCCATCTCATCAGTGCTGCTGGTCGTGCATTTCAGAGCGCAGCCTGTGCGGCCATCATCGAGCAGCTACGCCGCCTGCCGAAGCCGTCGACCGAGCCCGCAGCAGTAGAAATCCTGCTTTTTCCGCCCGACGCGCGCCGCCGGGACATCGACAACTACAACAAAGCGCTTTTCGATGGGCTGACGCATGCCGGCGTGTGGGAGGACGACAGCCAGGTGAAACGGATGCTGGTTGAGTGGGGGCCGACAGTGAAGGGCGGCAGGGTGGAGATTACGATCACCAGGTATGAACCAACAGCGGTTGCAGCCGCTTAACGGAGATACGCATGCAACAGATGAACGCAGTACCCGCTTTTACCCCGGCGGCAATGATGTCGGGGCAGGAACTGGCGATGAGTAGCCAGGAGATCGCTGATCTGGTTGAGTCACGTCACGATAGCGTCAAACGGACAGTAGAGCGACTGGCAGAACGCGGCGTTATTCAACTTCCACCAATGGTGGAAGTTGCCAATCACCTCGGGCAGGCCGTCGCCGTGTACCAGCTTTGTAAGCGAGACAGCTATGTCGTGGTGGCTCAGCTCTCGCCAGAGTTTACCGCCCGCCTGGTCGACCGCTGGCAGGATCTGGAGAGCCAGCAGGCGATGCAGGTACCGAAATCCCTGCCGGAAGCTTTGCGCCTCGCTGCTGATCTTGCCGAGCAGCAGCACCAGCTCAAACAGGAACTGGCCGCCGCAGCGCCGAAGGTGGAATTTGTGGATCGCTACTGCTCTGCGGGTGGCTCAATGTCTTTCCGCCAGGTGGCGAAGCTGCTTAACGCCAAAGAGCATGAGTTTCGCATGTTCCTCATTGACAACAGGATCATGTATCGCCTCGGCGGGGGGCTGACGCCGCACCACCAGCACATTGATAACGGTCGCTTTAAGGTGAAAACCGGCACCAGCACCGACAATGGCCATGCTTTCAGCCAGGCGCGCTTTACGGCAAAGGGGATCCAGTGGGTCGGCGGCCTGTGGGCGGCACACAAAGCGCAGGGGGCTGCGAGGTGAGGGCACTGCTTAATCCGATCGTCGTGGCAGAGCTGGGTCTCGTCATGTTCAGGCCGGGCGCCAGCCTGCTGATGCATTTCCGCCGCGGGCGTATGCTGCTGGAAAATGAGCCGGAACGCCTGGCGGGTATGCCCAACGGCGAACTGCCACCCGCCGGGCAGCCACTGGCCGAGGATCCTGCGCTCGCTGGTGTTTTTGAAAACGATGCGGTGCTGCGCCGCGCTGGTGGCATCGGTGGGCTGGAAAGCTGGCTGATGGAAAACGGTGGCTGTCAGTGGCCGCATGAGGACTGGCACGCGGAGAACATCACCACGATGCGCCACGCGCCCGGCGCGCTTCGCCTGTGCTGGCACTGCGATAACCTGCTGCGTGAACAGACTACAGAGCAGCTGGCGCACATGGCGCGGGCGAACTGCGCGGCTTACATCCTCACCACCGCACGCCGTGAACTGGGTTTCGACGATTCGCATACGCTCACGCTACCGGAATTCTGCTGGTGGCTCGCGCGCAATGGCCTGGCAGATGCCCTGCCAGAAGATGCCGCCCGGCAGGTGCTGAGGATGCCAAAGCCGGTGATCAGGTCCGTCACCCGCGAAACAGAACTTGTGCCCGGCGAACTCCTCGGACGCGAGATAGTGGAGGAAGTGGCTAAGCAGGTGCTGGCGCTGAATGTGGATCCGGAAACGCCGGAATCCTTCATGCTACGCCCGAAGCGCCGCCGCTGGGAGAATGAGAAGTTCACCCGCTGGGTTAAAACGCAGCAGTGCATGTGCTGTGGCAACCCGGCAGACGACCCCCATCACCTGATAGGCCACGGGCAGGGTGGGATGGGTACGAAGGCGCACGACCTGTTTGTGATCCCGCTTTGCAGAGCGCATCACGACGCGTTGCACGCTGACACCGTGGCATTCGAAGCGAAATACGGCGACCAGTTAGCGCTGATGTTTCGGTTTTTAGATCGTGCGCTGGCTATTGGCGCGCTGGCGTAAATTGTGGAGACGCTATGAACCTCGAATCATTACCGAAATTTTATTCCCCGAAATCACCGAAGCTTAACGATCAGACGCCAGCGACCGGCGGTGTCGCGCTGACTATCACCGATGTAATGGCAGCCCAGGGCATGGTGCAGTCGAAAGCCAGTCTCGGTTTTAATCTCTTCCTGGCGAAAATGGGGATTCAGGATCCGGCACCTGCTATTGATGGGCTGATGCAATACGCGCTGGCGCTGAAAAACCCGGTTCTGGGGAAACTGAGTGAGAAGGCACGCGGCGAAGTTCTGCCGGTGCTGGTGCAATTTGCCTATGCAGATTATTCGCGTTCTGCAGCCAGTAAATCGACCTGCCCACATTGCGAAGGGAAAGGCGTGGTGCGGGAAATGCAGGACGTGGTTAAGCACCCTGGCGTTAACGGCGTAGAGGCAACGGTTAAGCACGAAGCCGTAGAAGTGATGTGCCAGCACTGCACGGGAAAAGGAGAGGTGGGCACGGCCTGCCGCGGCTGTAAAGGTAAGGGGACCGTGCTGGATGAGAAGAGAACCAATCTCCTCGGCGCACCAGTCAGGAAAGTTTGCGGTCGTTGCAACGGAAACCGCTTCAGCCGTTTGCCTACAACACTTGCGCGGGTGCGCATAGAGAAGATTATCCCTGATCTGACCAGCTACCAGTGGTACAGCGGTTATGGCGATGTAATCGCGCTTTTGGTGACAAAATGCTGGCAAGAAGAGGCTTTTGCCGAGGTGCAGCTGCGCAAAGTTACAAGATAGATGCATATTCGCGATTTTTAGCGACACGATGCTTGCAATGTCCGAAAAAAATGGTTAGTATTTTCCTAACGATGGGCATTGTGCGTGTCTCGTTATATAAATTAATCCTGAGCCTCGCTTTAGCGGGGTTTTTTATTGCTTGAAATATTCGTTTTTGCATCTGCTAACATAACTATTTATCTTCATATTTCTTGAAAATTATTGATTTCAATGCCGATTCATAATCATTAATTTCTGAAATTGAAAGGCTGTTTTCATATTTTTCCACGAACATTTCTTCAAGTGTTTTGATAAGTTCATCTCTGCTAAACTCTTCCCGAGACTGAGAATTTATAAAGCGCAAAATTGCTTCGCCTACTATGGCGTCAGTATTTTTGATAAAGGTTCCTTAGTAAATGATTATTCGACGGAACCTAGGGAAAAGTTCTTTTTTATCAGTAGGTTTCAGGGTGGGTAAGTATTGCATGAAGTAACAACGATTTTTCAAGCATACACGCTTTACCTTATGAAAGCTTTTATTTTAAGAAAGAATTAAATTTATAGATTTTTTTGCCAGTTCTTAAATAAAATTTATCTTCAAGTACCGCCTGGAGCGCATCAGGCGTGGCCGTCGCAGAAAGCGTAATAAACCCTCTAATTAGAATTTCTCAAGGCTGCCATCTGGCGGCTTTCTTCATTTCAGTCCACAGGAAAACTATCAAGGCCACATTGTCGAGTGCAGCCTTGGCTCCTGACTCTTTAAATTACACAGCACCGACCCTTTACAGGCGGAGGTGGAGATGAAACGTATGCCGGACAAAGACGCTGGTTTCTGGGCAGGTCTTATTGCCTGGCTATACAGCCACAAAACAGAATGGGGATATGCAGGTGTGGCGGGCATGTTTTCTCTGCTGCGAAGTGCTTATGCGCAGTCCTCATGGAGTAAGCGTGTTCTTGACGCCGTGTCGTGCAGCGCACTGGCATTCTTCGCCGCGCCGACGCTTCAGGTGGTCGGGGGCGTTCTTAACTGGAATGTCCCCGATACAGCCGCTCAGGTTTTCGCGGTGTACATCGGGTATGTCGGCAATGACTACATAAGCGAGAAGTTGCGCGGGTGGATTAGCCGCAGAACGGGAGATAACAGTGAAAATCAGTCCTGACGGTATTGCCCTGATTAAGCGCGAAGAAGGTGAGCGCCTGAAAGCGTATAGCGACACCAAAGGTATTCTGACGATCGGCGTCGGTCATACCGGGCCGGTGGATGGCCGCCCCATCACTCCGGCACTGACCATCAGCAAAGAGAAATCAACCGCATTGCTTCTAACTGATATCGCCTGGGTTGAGAAAGCTATTAACGCCAGCGTGAAGGTGCCGCTTACCCAGAATCAGTATGACGCACTGTGCAGTCTGGTCTTCAATATCGGCAAAAAGGCTTTCGAAGATTCCACCGTCCTTAAGCGGCTCAATGCCCATGAATATCACGGCGCGGCTGATGCTTTCCTGATGTGGAAACGCTCCGGTAACGATCCGGATATTCTCCTGCCGCGCCGCCAGCGTGAAAGAGAGGTGTTTCTGACATGAACCCGATCAACCTCATAAAGAACTATTCGCACATCATCGTTATCGGCCTGATTTGCGTGGCGCTGTGGGGACTGAATGCCCGTAACGCCCAGTTAACAGCCACTAATGAGCGGCTGGAAAAGCTGGCGAACAGCAAAGACGACCAGATTAACGATCTGCGATCGAAAAATGACGGCCTGGCCGCCAGCGTGGGTGAGCTGGTTACCGCTGTCAGGCAGCAGAACCAGGTAATGTCTCAGGTCACTGAACAGCGCACTGTAACCGCACAGCAGAACCGGAAGCTACAGAATGAAATTAAGCAATACCTTGAAGCTGATAAGTGTGCCCAGTCTCGCGTTCCTGACAATGCTGCTGACCGGCTGCGCGCCGCAGCAAAAGCCGCAGGTGGAGTACCGGACAATAAGCCAGCCGCAAATCAGCCTGCCGGCAGAGCTGACATCACGCATTGATGCGCCAGAGCCGCCGGACGGAATGACGTTCGGTGACAGCGTTCAGCTCAGTGCGCAGTTATACGGGCTGGTGGAGCAGTGCAATATCGATCGCGCTGCCATTAGGCAGATTGAAGAGAGCAGACAGCATGGAAAATGAAATGACTCAGGGCTTCGATGATCCGGTTAAATTCCGTGAAGAGTGGGATAAGAAGACAGAAGGGAAGTAGTCATTACAAAGCTCATCTGCGGGTGGGCTTGATAATGCCGTATCTTTTAAGAAGCCAAAGATTATATGCCAGGCATAGCGTTTCAATGATGTAGCAGAGGGGTTTTCTCAAGGCGATAATAAAAAGGATTTTTTCGTGCGTAGTCACAATAGTAACCTCCAGGATTTTTATGGACGTGTACGCCTCGATTGTGAGGCTTCTATTGTGTAACTTTTTTCTTGCCCGAATCGTCTGTCTACTGCAGTAGACAAAGTGGATAAAGCTTGTAACGCTAATCAAGGTGCGATCACTGCAAGGATATTTGAGCAGTATCACATTTTGCTGTCCGTAGTGCCCAAAATGCAGAAGTGCCATTTGGTATTATTCATGTACCAAATGGCTTGTATCAGAGGGTGGAATAATGCAATACAAAGTAGACAATGTGCGTTTGTCCTCAACGGAGCACGCGCAATCTGTTAATGGTGAATTTAAGGCTCCCGAGGGGGCATTTCTTACCAGCATCTGCACAGAAACCGGAAATTTTACATATAGCTACATAGAGGTAGCAATCGAGGATAAATGGTATCCCATCAGCCTAATGAACAAGATTTAAGGGATATTTTTCCGAAAGCCCCGCTTTTGCGGGGTTTTTTATTTCTAATTCATACGTATGTCGAAATGTAAGGTGATTCAATGAATGAAGCAAAACCACAAGACGGCAGCACCGTGAAAGGCTACCGCACTTTAACTGATGGCGACATTGAGCGCATGAACCGCCTTAAAGGTGTCAGTCGCCATTTTTGCAGTCTTCTCGATACCGAGCGGGAAATCGTAAGCGCTGAGCTTTCTGAGACGGCGAATCACTCTGTCGAAGCGCAGGAAGCTGCGCGCTGCCTGGCTATTGCCCGCACCAAAATGCAGGAAGCCTGCATGTGGGCATGTCGTGCAGTTGCACGCCCCGACGGAGACTGCTGAGGCATTACAGCAGGCATTCACTGAGTGTCTGTGATAATGCTATATTATCCCCTCACCTTTGAAGGGGCGGGTTATGAAAATAGATCACGATTATTTGAAAGGACTCTTAGAAGCTTTCGAAGCTTCAGGTGAGCCACAAACTGATATTAGGAAACTACAGGATGTGGGATACGACTTTACAACAGATAATTTCTTATTCCATATGCGGTTATTAGACGATCGTAATTTGATTGCAAGAACAGATGGAAATTATGGCTTTGGTTATGATGAAGGTGCCGATACTGGTGGCTCTTGGAGTGTTTTACCATTACGTCTCACCGCAAGTGGTCATGATTTCCTCGAAGCCCTTCGAAATAAGGAAGTATGGAACACTGTAAAAGATGGCTTTAAGGATGCCAGTATTGGAACTTTAGTTGATGTGTCGAAACGGCTGTTTGAAGGTTTTGTTCAGAAAAAGATCGACAATATTTTAGGCTCCTAGTCACTATTTAAGAATCTTTATTTAAGCCACGCAAAGCGGGGCTTTTTTATTGCGCCTCGCATGCGCTAAACAATCGTGAGTCTTTCAGTCGTGAGCCTGGGGAACGCTGCTTTCTCGGGCGGCTGCCCCATGCGACAGGCTCACATCTAAAAGGAAGCTTTATGCAGGTCACTATCGATGGTGTCCCGTACGCGCCTGTTTGCAAACCGGCCACCAGCCGTATCGGCATAGCTATCTCTACGCACAATCGCGCTGCTGTTCTAAGCAAGGCGCTGGAGCATCTTCTCCGACATTTACCTGTCGGCGCGCTGGTGGTTGTCGTTGACGACGGTTCACAACCACCAGCAGCGGTCACCGACGGCGTGAAGTTAATCCGACACGATACATCGCTTGGTATTGTGGCCTCGAAGAACGCCAGCCTTACCGCGCTGATGGATGCCGGGTGTGAGCATCTTTTTTTGTGGGACGATGATGCCTGGCCGATCGCTGATTGCTGGTGGCTGCCTTACATCGAATCACCCGAGCCACATCTGGCTTATCAGTTTCTCGATCTGTCTGGTGCGCGCAAGCTGAACGATATTGCGGTGCTGTATCGAGACGATCAGCATATCGCCTACACCGGCCAGCGCGGCGTCATGCTCTATTACCACCGCAGCGCGATTGAGCGTGTCGGCGGCTTCGACCCGATTTATGGTCGCGGCATGTATGAGCACAGCGATCTCGCCCTGCGCATCCACAATGCCGGACTAACGTCGTGGGCGTTCGCTGATGTGGTCGGCTCTGAAAAGCTGATCCACTCCCTCGATGAGCATGAGCTGGTGGAGCGTTCGGTACCACGTCCGGATCGGGAAGAGCAGGTAAAGCACAACGTCAAAATTCACAACGCGCGCCGCGATACCGGTTTTACCGGCTACGCCCCGTATCGATCGCAACGCAATGTAGTGATCACCACGCTGCTGACCAGCGAGCCAGACCCGCAGCGCGGTACCAGAATGACAGCCACACCTGACCTGCTGACGAAGTGGGCCGGTTCGTTGCGCGGCTGCGGGCGGATTGTGCTGGCTGATGAACTGGCAACCGCGCCGGCTGATGTAGAACTTTGGCGCGTTCCCGCGGTGAAGATGAACTGCTACTTCAGGCGCTGGCTGCATATCTGGCAGCACCTTCGAGATCATCCTGAGTATCATTTCGTCTGGTGTACTGACGGTACCGATGTAGAAATGCTCCGGGAGCCATGGGCAGATATGGTGCCTGGCAAGGTGTATGTCGGCTCTGAACCAAAAACATATGCCGATGCGTGGGCACGCCAGCACCACCCGGAGCGTATCTATCAGGCCTTCCTCGATGAGCATAGCGCTGATGTAATGTTAAATGCCGGGCTGCTTGGCGGCCTGCGCGCTGACGTGATGGAGTTTGCGCACGGCATAGTGCGCCTTTATTACCTGCTGGAGTGTCACCGCTTCTGGAAGACAGAGAAAGCACCGGCAGCTGTCGGCGATATGCTGGCGTTTGGCATTGTGGCTAAACGCTTTGGCGATCGCATCATCACTGGTCCACAAGTACATACTGTTTTCCGCACTAACGGTATCGGCAAAGAAATAGCCTTCTGGCGCCATAAGTAATTTCGCTTAACTTTCTTATTCCTTTTTTATGGGAGGTCTTCTTATGCCTAAAAAAAGGCCGCTTGAAGAACGATTCTGGGAAAAGGTTGATAAATTCGGACAGCAAGATTGCTGGATTTGGCGAGGTGCAACTGCGCAACCTACAAATGGAAACCATGTTAAGCCGCAAATTTACGGAAAGATTGCAGGGCCCAGAACGCCATCAGGAAGGACTATATGGCTCGCCCACCGATTATCTTGGGTCATGAAAAATGGCGAGATTCCTGAGGGTATGTTGGTTGATCATAAGTGTCACAATACCCTATGTGTGAATCCCGCCCATTTGAGGTTAGTAACGCCTAAGCAAAACAGCGAAAACCGATCTGGATCAGCAATCACCCGCAACTCATCTGGTAAGCGCGGAGTGAGATGGAATCCGCAAGCTGGTAAATGGCATGCTTACTATAGCCATAACAGAAGGTCTCACTTCGTTGGTCTGTTTGATGATCTTGATGAGGCAGCAGAAGCCGCACGTCAAGCCCGTAATAAGGTTTTCACTCACAATGATGCAGACAGATATTAGCTTTGTTGTGGTCGGGCACCACGCCCGGCGAGAGCAGGCCGAAAGGCTGGCTGACTCTCTTGGCGCTCACCTGCTGGTTGACGAGCGCGACAGGGGTGCCAACTGGAATCACCGCCGCGCGCTGGTGTGGGCTGGTGAGCAGGCATGCCGTGTGGTCGTTCTGGAAGATGATGCGCTGCCGGTTGCGGGGTTTAAGGAAAAGGTGGCTGACTGGCTGGACTGCTTTCCTGACCAGCTCTGTTCTTTCTACCTTGGCACCGGCCGCCCGCCGCAGTACCAGCTTGAGATAGCGACAAAACTCATTGCTGCTGATCGCATCCGTGCCGATCACATCACTATGCAGCGTCTCATGCATGCTGTCTGCTACAGCGTTCCGCCAGCTCTGTTACCTGACCTCCTGTCACGCTGGGACGCAGGTAAGCCAGCTGACTTCGCCGTGGGCGATGCCTGCGGCGGCCCGGTTGTTTATCCCTGCTGCTCACTGGTGGATCATGCTGACGGTGATCCCGTTGAGAAGCATCCCGATCGTCAGCCCCGCCACGAGCGGCGAAGGGCATGGAGGTTACATGGCTAAGCTAACGACCCTGAAACCCCGGCTTAAGGTCACGGACACTCGACGCATCAAACCCGTTTACGGTGAGCAGCGGCGTATCAGTGGCAGTGTGCGTGTGGGGCTTAAGCGCCGGCTGTGGGTACGCGACGGAGGACATTGCTGTATGTGCGCACGCGCTGTTGATCTGCATGAGAGCGAGCTTGACCACCGCATTGCGCTACAGTTCGGCGGCGACAACACAGAGCGCAACCTCTGGACGCTATGTAAGGAATGCCATGCCGGAAAATCCGCGCGCGAAGCAGCCACGGCCAGTCCGGATGATGAAGCCCTGAAACATGCCGTGCCCGAAGGCGCTGACGGACAGGGAACAGTCATATTTTGATTTAAATGAAAATGATTATCATTTGATTGATGGATTAGTTGCATTTGTAACTATTCCATTTGTAATGATAGTGATTCTCATTGCCGGGGGGGGGAGGGCTCAAAAAAAAGGCTGATCACCCTGTACACCGCCCCCTCCCTCACGCAGAGAAAAAATCCCCTTCTGGAGGGTATAAACATGTTAACAGCGCAGAAGAGAAAATTCGCGGTGGCGCTGATGTCCGGCATGTCTCAGAAAGATGCGGCAGTAAAGGCGGGCTACTCGGAGAAATCCGCGCGGTCAAAGGGGTCGCAGCTTGCAAAAGACCCGGAAGTCACCGCTTTTATTGCCCGTAAAAAGCAAGAAACCGTCACCGTGGATGAGGTGCCGGAATACCGGAAAAATGTTTATACCCCAGCGGTAAACACCCCGGAAAAAATTCCGCAGCCGGAAGTGCCGCCGGCGGCCGGTCAGTATGACGATCCGCTCAAATTTCTTATGGCAGTGATGAACGACTCCACTGAGGACATTGACACCCGGAAGGATGCGGCAAAGGCCATGCTGCCTTATGTTCACCCCAAAAAAGGGGAGACGGGCAAAAAAGAGGCGCGCAACGCTGCGGCAAAAGTGGCCGCGGGCGCGAGCAAGTTCGGATCTATGGCACCGCCAAAGCTGGTGGTGAATAACAAAGAGGGGTAATCCATGGCGCAGTGGTCCACGGCCTGCACCGACTGGGAAAACCGCCTCATCGACGGCGAGTCCATTATTCCGCCGCCCATATTCGCTGACCAGGCTGAACAGGCGCTGAGCATATTCCGCGAACTCCGTGTTTCAGACCTCCCGGGAAAGCCCACATTCGGTGAGTGCTCCGAGGCGTGGGTGTTCGACTTTGTGAAAGTCATCTTCGGCGGGTACGACGCCGAGACCGGTAACCAGCTGATCCGTGAATACGGTCTGCTGATATCGAAGAAGAACACCAAGTCGACGATTGCCGCCGGCATTATGCTGACCGCGCTCATTCTCTGCTGGCGTGAGGACGAGGAGCATCTCATTCTGGCACCGACAAAAGAGGTGGCCGACAACAGCTTCAAACCTGCCGCCGGCATGATCCGTGCGGATGAAGAACTGACAGATATGTTCCAGATTCAGGATCATATCCGCACCATCACCCACCGGGTCACGCGAAACACCCTGAAAGTGGTGGCCGCTGATACCGACACGGTCTCCGGGAAAAAGTCAGGGCGGATCCTCGTCGACGAGCTCTGGCTTTTCGGCAAACGCGCCAACGCAGAGGCGATGTTTATGGAGGCACTCGGCGGACAGGTATCGCGCAATGAAGGCTGGGTGATTTACCTCACCACGCAGAGCGATGACCCGCCGGCGGGCGTGTTTAAGGAACGCCTCGATTACTGGCGCGATGTGCGCGACGGCAAAATCAGCGATTCGAAAACGCTGGGGATCCTCTACGAATTCCCGGACAGCATGATCCAGACCAAGGCCTACCTTCAGCCTGAGAACTTCTATATTACCAACCCGAATATCGGCCTTTCCGTCAGTCCGGAGTGGATCGCCGATAACCTGCGAAAGAACCAGGCGAAAACTGACGGCACGCTGCAACAGTTTCTGGCGAAACATCTCAACATCGAAATCGGTCTCAACCTGCGCAGCGACCGCTGGGCGGGCGTCGATTTCTGGGAGCAGCAGGCGAGGCGGGTGAGTTTTAACGATTTGCTGCAGCGCGCGGAAGTGATCTCGGTCGGCATTGACGGCGGCGGGCTTGATGACCTGCTGGGGTTCAGTGCCGTCGGACGCGATGCCGAGACGCGGGAATGGCTCTGCTGGTGTCATGCCTGGGCACATGAAATAGCAATCCGGCGCCGTAAAAGCGAGGAGTCCCGGTTTAACGACTTTGTGAAAGCCGGTGACCTGACCATTGTGAAGCGTGTCGGGCAGGACACAGAAGAGGTGGCGGAGTACGTCAGCCGCATCCACACCGCCGAGCTGCTCGACAAAATAGGCATTGACCCCTCAGGCGTGGGGCAGATCCTCGACGCACTTATCGAGGCGGAGATCCCCGCTGATGCCGTGGTGGGCGTCAGTCAGGGCTGGCGCCTCGGCGGTGCGATAAAAACGACCGAACGCAAGCTTGCCGAAGGTGTGCTGGTGCATGCCGGGCAGCCCATGATGGCCTGGTGCGTGGGCAATGCCCGCGTCGAGCCAAAAGGCAATGCGATCCTCATTACCAAGCAGGCCAGCGGCAAGGGCAAGATTGACCCGCTCATGGCGTTGTTTAATGCCGTTTCGCTTATGGCGCTGAACCCTGAGGCGAAGAAGCAGGATTATCAGGTGCATTTCATATGACAGCTATGTCAGTCAACAACCCGCTCCGGCGGGTTTTTTCGTTTCAGGAGGCAGCAAAATGACGCTTAAACGCGCATGCACCCTCATGACGGTGAAAGCGGTAAACGAGGATGAGCGGATCATTACCGGCATCGCCTCCACGCCATCGCCGGATCGTGACGGGGACATTATGGAGCCGGAGGGCGCGAAGTTTCGCAGCGACACACCGTTTCTCTGGCAGCACGACCGGTCTCAGCCCATTGGTACCTGTACCCCAAAAATGGTGAAAGAAGGGCTGCAGATCACCGCAAAACTGGTGAAGCCCACCGCGGATATGCCTTCCCAGCTGGTTGCCCGGCTCGATGAGGCCTGGGCATCCATTAAGGCCGGGCTGGTGCGCGGGCTCTCCATCGGCTTCCTCCCCATTGAATATTCGTTCCTGGACGAGGGCGGGATCCGCTTTCTGTCCTGGGACCTTCTTGAAGTTTCAGCTGTGACCATTCCGGCAAACGCCGAATGCTCAATCAATACCGTGAAATCTTATGACCGCCAGTTACTCGCCGCGTCCGGCAATGAGAAACAGGTAGTTAAATCGACCCAGCCCGCTGGCGTTACAGCACCCAAAACCAATACCAAAAAAGGAAACAGTTCGATGAATATCGCAGAACAAATCAAAAGCTTTGAAGCGAAGCGTTCGGCGCTGGCGGCGTCTCTCTCTGAGATTATGGCGAAGGCCGCCGAAGATGGCCGTACGCTGGATGCTGAAGAAGAGGAGGGGTACGACAATACCTCCGCTGAAATTAAATCTGTCGACTCGCACCTGAAGCGACTGCGCGATATGGAATCCAGCATCGCCCAGACTGCCAAACCGGTCAGCAAAGCCGCCGGTGGCGATGTCAATACGGTGACGATCAGCGCGCCGGGCATCATTCGTGTAGAGCAGAAGCTGGAAAAAGGTATCGCCTTTGCACGCTTCGCCAAAGCGCTGGCCGCTGCAAATGGCAGCCGCTCCGAAGCGCTGGAAATTGCCCGCAAGCAGTATCCGGACGATGCGAAGCTGCATCACGTCCTGAAAGCCGCCGTTGGCGCAGGCACGACCACAGACCCGAAATGGGCGGGCGCGCTGGTGGAATACCAGGAATATGCACAGGACTTCGTCGAATTCCTGCGACCACAGACCATTATTGGTCGTTTCGGGCAGGGTAACATCCCGGCGCTGCGGCAGGTGCCGTTCAACATTCGTATTCCGGCACAGACCTCCGGCGGGTCCGCGAACTGGGTGGGCCAGGGTAAGGCGAAACCGCTGACGAAGTTCGACTTTGAGTCGATCACCTTCAGCTTCGCTAAAGTGGCCGCTATCGCGGTGCTGACCGACGAGCTGATCCGTTTCTCCAACCCGGCAGCCGATGCGCTGGTGCGTAACGCCCTGGCTGAAGCGGTTATTGCCCGCCTCGATACCGACTTCATCAACCCGTCCAAGGCAGAAGTAGCCAATGTCTCGCCTGCTTCAGTCACCAACGGTATCGCCGGCATTCCGTCCACCGGTAATCCGGACGATGACGCTGCGGCGGCTTTTGGCGTATTTGTCGCGGCTAACCTGCAGCCGAATGGTGCTGTCTGGCTGATGTCCAGTACCAGCGCGCTGGCGCTCTCGATGCGTAAAAACGCGCTGGGCCAGAAAGAGTATCCGGAAATGACGCTGCTGGGCGGCACATTCCAGGGGCTCCCGGTCATTGTCTCCCAGTACGTCGGCAACCAGCTGGTACTCGTCAACGCACCGGATATCTACCTGGCCGACGACGGCGGTGTTGCCGTGGATATGTCCCGCGAAGCCTCGCTCGAAATGCAGAGCGATCCGACCGGGGATAGCGTGAATGGCACGGGTACCGAGCTGGTGTCTATGTTCCAGACCAACAGCGTGGCTATCCGCGCCGAGCGCTGGATCAACTGGAAGCGTCGCCGCACGGCAGCCGTGGCGGTGATTTCCGGTGTGAACTACGGCACGACCCAGACCAGCTAACCGACTCAGGAGGGCGGGGGAAACCCCGCCATATTGCATGGCAAAAATCAGGTATCTGCAACGCACACATGACTCGCGACCCGGTAACGAAAAGACCGTGGACGATCCGTGTGCAAGGGTGCTGGTGCTGCTGGGCATGGCTGAGTACACCGGCGCGAAGCGCGCGGGGGGCGGGAAAAAGAAAAATAATACGGGGAACGGCTGATGTGGAATCCTTTCCGGAGAAGAGAAAAAGCACTCCAGCAGCCATCAGATCGCGGCGGCTGGATGTCCCTTATCAGTGAGCCTTTTGCGGGGGCCTGGCAGCGTAATCTGGAAATCAACCCGACAACAGTGCTTTCCTTTCACGCTGTGTTTTCCTGCATATCGCTGATCGCAAGCGATATCTCAAAGATGCCCCTGCGGCTGATGCGCCGGGACTCGAACGGCATCTGGAAAGAAAACAATAACGGTACACCGGCGAGGATTTACAAACGCCCGAATGCGTTTCAGAACCGGATGCAGTTTTTCGAGTGCTGGCTCAACTCGAAGCTTTGCCACGGGAATACGGTTGTCCTGAAGATCCGGAATACTCGCGGGGATATAACCGAACTGCGCATCCTGGACTGGAACAAAGTGACGCCGCTGGTGGCGGATGACGGATCTGTTTTCTACCAGATCAACCCCGACAACATGACGGGCGTCGAGGCTTCTGTGACGGTTCCCGCACGCGAGGTGATCCACGATCGCTTCAATTGCCTGTTTCATCCGCTAATCGGTCTCTCACCGATTTATGCGGCTGGCCTGGCTGCGATGCAGGGCCACCATATTCAGGAAAACTCAGCGCACTTTTTCCGCAACGGCAGTAAGCCGAGCGGGGTCATCGAAGTGCCCGGCACCATCACTGATGAAAATGCCCGGAAACTGAAAGCGAACTGGGACACGGGCTATACAGGCGAAAATGCGGGCAAAACGGGGCTGCTGAGCAATGGCGCAAAATACAACCCCATTTCTATGTCTGCTGACGATGCGAAGGTCGTTGAGCAGTTGCAGATGTCAGAAAAAATTGTCTGCTCAACGTTTCACGTCCCGGCCTATAAAGCCGGTGTCGGTGATCTTCCTTCTTACGACAACATCGAGGCGCTGGAGCAGCAGTATTACTCGCAGTGTCTCCAGACGCTGATTGAGTCGATCGAGCTGCTTCTGGATGAGGCCTTCGAACTGGAAGACGATGCCGGTACCGAGTTTGACGTCAGCGCGCTGCTGCGTATGGACAGTGAACGCCGTATCAAAACGCTGGGTGAAGGCGTCAAAAACACTATCCTCACGCCGAATGAGGCGCGGCGCAGTGAAAACCTGCCGCCGGTGACGGGCGGTGATGAACTGTATCTGCAGCAGCAGAATTTCAGCCTGGGTGCGCTGGCGCGACGCGATGCCTCTGACGATCCGTTCGGCAAAAAGAGCGCAGCGGCGCAGCCAGTCAGTGATGAAGGAAAGGCATTGTCTGACGCAGAGCAGGCGGCAGCAAAAGCCATGCTCAGAGGATTGCTTACCAAATGAATGAACGTGAATTAACTCTCATCAAAGTGCTGGGTGAGGAGTTCGGGCTTGTTCTTGATGAAATGCGCGCAGGGTTCAGTAAAAGCATCGAGCAGCAGCGCCTGGCCTTCGACGTAAAACTCACCCGCCTTGAAGAACTCATCGCAGATATCAAAAGCGCAGAACCGCCGGATCTGTCGGCGATGGTAAGGGACGCCGTCTCTCAGCTGCCTGAGCCAGAACTGCCGCAACTGCCGGATATCGCTTCTATGGTCAGTAATGCGGTAGCCGCCATACCACCTGCGCAGGACGGCAAAAGCCTGACACCAGAGGATGTTGCGCCCCTGCTGCAGCAGATGGTGGATCGGGCGGTCAGCGCAATGCCCGTGCCCCGCGATGGCAAGGATTACGATCCGGACATGCTGCAACAGGCCGTGAAAGCGGCAGTGGATGACGCCGTAGCGGCAATCCCGGTACCGCAGGACGGCAGGAGCCTCACGCCTGACGATGTGCAGCCGATGCTCCAGGCGCTTGTTACGGAATCAATGCCGGTTCTGCCTGATGTCAAAACACTGGTCAGCGAAGCTGTTGCCGCACTACCCACACCCGAACCGGCCAGAGATGGCGAGGACGGTCGCGACGCGCTGGCGCTGGAACTGCTTCCCTTTATTGATGAGGGGAAAAGTTACCCGCGAGGATCTTACGCTACCCACAACGGCGGGCTGTGGCGCGCCTATGAAAAAACGCATGGCATGCGCGGCTGGGAATGTGTGGTGGATGGCGTGGCGGGCGTTGACATTGAGCGTTCAGACCAGCGGCGTTTTACCCTGACAATTAACCGCGCGAGCGGTGGCAGCGAAACCAAATCGTTTGACGTTCCGGTCATGATTTACCAGGGCGTTTTCAAATCCGGTCAGGACTATCTGCCCGGCGATACGGTGACATGGGGCGGTTCGCTCTGGCACTGCGACGAACCGACGCAGGATAAACCCGGCGAAACGGGCTCGAAAGGCTGGACACTTGCCACCAAGCGCGGGCGTGACGGGAGGGATAAAACGTGATTGAGCTCGTGACTCTCGAACAGGCAAAGGATCACCTGCGCATAGATGCTGATGCCGGTGATGACGATCTTAAGCTGAAAATTCAGGCCGGTAGCGCCGCCATTCTTGCTTATGTCCAGGGCAGCCGGGAGCGAATCGTTGCCGGTAATGGCGCTCTCATTGAAGGCGAGCCGCTGCGACGCGCACAGACAGCGCTGCTTATGCTGCTGGGCTGGCTCGACCGCAACCGCGGTGGTGAAGAGGAAGAGAAGCTACAACAGGGGGAGCTGCCGTTCTCGGTCACAATGCTTATCTACGATCTTCGCTGCCCCACCATTCTCTGACCGGAGGCGTTATGCATGCTGGGCGCTTGCGCGACCAAATCACCGTTATGAATTCTGTTCCCGTCCGCACCCCCTCCGGTGATGTTAAACCGGAATGGCAGGAGGGTAAGACTGTCTGGGCTGAGGTGAAAGGTATCAGTGGACGGGAAATCATCTCTGCCGGCGCTGAAAAAGCCGAAGCGACTGTCCGGGTCTGGGTCCGGTACCGCAGTGACATTTCAGCCGCATCACGTCTGAGCGTTAAAAGTGGTGCCTTCAAAGGCCTGACGCTGGAAGTGACAGGGCCGCCCATCCCGGACGCCGGGTGCACTCAGCTCGAAATTCTCTGCAAACAGGGGGTAAAACCATGATAGGTACCAGCCTCGATTTCTCCGGTCTGCTCGACTTGTCGGAAGATCTCGCCACGCTCAGCAAAGCGGAAAACCGCAAGGTGATGCGCGATGCCACGCGTGCCGGGGCAACCATTTTCAAAGATGAGGCAGTAAGCCGCGCGCCGGTGAAAACGGGGAAACTCAAAAAGAATATCGTCGTGCTGACGCAGCGTGAGCGCAACGGGGCGATATCTTCCGGTGTTCATATCCGTGGTACCAACCCGCGCACCGGCGCCAGCGACAAGACGATGAAAGCCAGCGATCCGCGTAATGCCTACTACTGGCGCTTTATCGAAATGGGTACCTCGACCATGCCGCCCGTGCCGTTCGTCAGACCTGCCTATGAGGCGCGTGAAGAGGATGCGGTAAACGCCGCGTTCGCCGAAGCCAATGCGGCGATCGACAGGGTGCTTTCAAAATGACCGAGGCCGACGTTTACTCGCTGATCGGCGCGCTGGCCGACGGACAGGTTTACCCCGGCGTGGTGCCGCTTAACACCCAGGGTGAACCGGCAGTTGCGCCGCCGTGGATCACATTCACGCTGGTGGTTCAGACCTATGGCGACACCTTCTGCGGTCCGGCGGAGGAAGACACAGCCCTGCAGGTGGATGTTTACGCGTCTTCAGTGGATGAAGCCCGCGCGTTGCGAGAAGAGGCGATCGCCGCGCTCACGCCGCTGGCATTCACCCGCCTGAGCAAAACCGGCGGTTACGAGCCCGAAACAGGCCTGCGCCGTGCAACGGCAGAAGTCCACGTCCTTCAGTAATCCCTACCCACTTAACCCCAGGCCGCCGCGAGGCGGTTTTTTTATATCCGGAGACAGCTATGTCCGCACTTTATGAAAAATCGCAGTTAACGAAGATCCTGATCTCTTCGCTGCCGGCAACGAAAGATACGATGGCAAGTGCCGACTATCTTGATCTGAGCTGCACGCTCAAAGAGGTCCAGTTCACCGGTGGCCAGAAACAGGACATCGACGTCACCACCCTGTGCTCGACCGAACAGGAGAACATCAACGGCCTGCCCGCTCAGTCGGAGATTTCGCTGTCCGGTAACTTCTTCAAAAATGCGGCGCAGGATGCACTGCGTGACGCATATGACAACGACACCACGTATGCCTTTCAGGTGATCTTCCCGTCCGGTAAAGGCTTCCGTTTCCTGGCTGAAGTGCGTCAGCACACCTGGTCATCCGGTACCAACGGCGTGGTCGCGGCCACCTTCTCTCTGCGCCTGAAAGGCAAACCTGAAAACATCGAACCCGGTTCGTAAGGAAAATCATGTCCATTAAAGAGCTTGCCCTTGCGAAACACTCCGGGTTTCGTCATAAAACCGTCACCGTGCCAGAATGGGGCGGTGTGAATGTTGTTCTGCGCGAGCCATCCGGTGAAGCCTGGCTGCGCTGGCAGGAGATCGCTGGTACCGATATCAAGGCTGAAGAGCTTTCGGTTTCGGAACGCGCGAACCGCAACCTGCGCGCTGATGTCGCACTTTTTCTCGATGTGCTCTGCGACGAGGATAAACAGCCGGTCTTTACCCCGGACGATGAATCGGAAGTGCGTACCATCTATGGCCCCGTGCATTCTCGTCTGCTTAAACAGGCACTCGATCTGATCGCATCCGGGGATGGTGCCCGGGAAAAGTCGCCACCCCCGGCGTTAAATTCCTGATGTCGCTTGCGCTCCGTATGGGGCGCACTCTTTCAGAGCTCAGGCAGAGCATGACCGCCAGTGAAATGTTGATGTGGATTGAATACGACAGGATAAGTCCGGTCGGCGATATCCGCGGCGATATTCAGGCGGCGCAGATCGTCTCTGCCGTATATGGCTCGCAGGGTGCAAAAGTGCCGCTGAGTGATGCCATTCTGCAGTGGGGGGGAGAAGAGCAGCAAACAGACAAGGATCCGTTTGCCGGGCTTGAGGAGGCTCTAATTGAAGCATCATCATAAGGGCGGGAAACCGCCCTATCTTATTTAAGAAACGAGAAAAATAGGATTATGACAAATATAAAAACAATGGCTCCAAGTACTTTACCCATATTTTCGAAGTCTTGAGATTGCTCCTCTATTTTTTGGTTAATTCTCAACGTTTCATCATTAAAGGTTTTTGCTAACGCATCCATTTCTTCAGCTAGAGTGGCATATATACATGCTTGAGCATCTTCTGGCTCATTCTCGAAGAAATTATCTATTTCGTCACCACTTTCTAAAATTGCCAGATGTGTGTTTTCCCCCTCAGAAGATATATAACTAAAATAATCGCTCTGGAGTTTTGCTAGCTCCCTTATTTTAAATCGAATGGGTTTGTAAGATATTAAATCATCGGCTCTTTCTCTTATTTCGTAATAATCATCCGGACTGCCAGGTATTTCGAATTTTAAGCTCAACATCTTTCTCTCTGCGTTAGATATATTCAGACATTCTTAACCATACAGCATGGTAAAGAGCAATGATCAAAATTTCTTCATTGAGGTTCACAATATGGCCACTTTGCGCGAACTTATTATAAAAATTTCAGCTGACTCGAGTTCTTTCCAGACTGAGATCGCACGCGCATCACGAATGGGATCAGAATATTACAGAACCATGCAAAATGGTGGTCGTCAGGCTGCATCTGCCGCAAGAGAGAGCGAAAGGGCATTATCAGATCTTACAAATGGTTTTGCGTCAGCAGGTAAAGCTGCTGCTGCGGCAACTGCTGCTTTTGCTACCGGAAAATTGGTGCAGATTGCGGACGAATGGAACTCAGTGAATGCTCGTCTTCAACAGGCTTCATCTTCTGCAGAAGATTTTTCGACATCGCAACGTCAGCTTATGGAGATCAGTCAGCGAACGGGTACAGCGTTCTCTGATAATGCCAACCTCTTTGCCAGAGCCGCCGCATCGATGCGCGAATACGGCTATAGCTCGGAAGAAGTGCTTAAAATCACCGAAGCCGTTTCTACCGGGCTGAAGCTTTCCGGCGCAAGCACGCAGGAGTCAAGTTCTGTCATTACGCAGTTTAGCCAGGCACTTGCTCAGGGCGTATTGCGTGGCGAAGAGTTTAATGCAGTCAACGAGGCGGGTGATCGTGTGATCCGCGCCCTTGCTACAGGCATGGGCGTTGCGCGTAAAGACCTCAAGAGTATGGCCGACCAGGGAAAACTCACTATCGATAAAGTTGTGCCAGCGCTAATGAGCCAGCTTGGGGCGTTACAGGGTGAGTTTGCAACGATGCCGCAGACTGTATCAGGCTCATTGCAAAAGGTCACAAACTCATTCATGGGGTGGGTTGGTGGTGTTAACCAAGCAACAGGGGCAACTGAAGCACTCTCTGGAGGTCTTGACGGTGTTGCTGCAACTCTGGATTCACTTACCTCATCGGCTGTAACAGGTGCTCTGAGTGATGTAGCAGACAATATGTCAATAATTACTACCGTTGCTGGAGCGCTTGTCGGGGTTGGTCTTGCAAAATATCTCAGTGGTGTAATGGCGAGCGCTACAAGCGCGACAGGAGCGCTGATCTCCGCAGCAAAGGCGGAGGTCGCTCTTGCGGTAGCTCAGGACAGAGCCGCGCAGTCCGCTGTTGCTGCATCACGAGCTGATGTCTATCGTGCCCAGCAGGCACTTCAAAAAGCTAAAAGCGCCGACATACAGGCTGCACAGCAGGAAAAAATAGCAGCTGCAGAATCAAAAGTTACTGCAGCTCAGGCCAAACTCTCAGCCGTCCTTGCAGGTGGTACGGCAACTGAAAAGGTGCGAGCCAGAGCAGCACTTGAGCGAGCTCAGGCTGGACTTGCTGCTGCGAAAAATGCAGATGTGCAGGCAGCTGCAGAAAGAAGACTTGCTCAGGCAGAAGCAGCTCGCGCCAGAAGCATCGCAAACCGAGTAAATGCTCAAAATAATCTGAACAGCGTGACGGCAGTGGGAACGAGGCTCTTAAGCGGGGCATTAGGTGTAATTGGTGGCTTTCCCGGCCTGATTATGCTGGGCGCTGGGGCATGGTATGCAGTTTATCAAAATCAGGAGCAGGCCCGGCGTTCTGCTCAAGAATATGCCAGCCAGATAGACCAAATCAGAGAAAAAACCTCATCAATGTCGCTTCCCGAAGTTGATAATAACCGTAAGTTAACAATAGAGGCTATGCAGGAGCAAAAACGCCTCATTGATGAGCAAGAAAAAAGCGTAAAAAACCTCAATAAACAAATCCAAGATTTAAATGAGAGCAGGGGGAAACCTGGGTTAAATCGTGACAATGATTTAAATATCACAAGAGCTATCGCAATATTGACAGAACAAGTTGTTGTTGAAGAAGATAAACTCAAACAGTTACGTGAAAAATCTGCCGATATTTTAAAAGCTCTTGAGGTCAACGAGAGAAGAAGAAACGATCTTATTAAAGAGCGAGCCTGGCGTCAGAATGCTGAATATCAGTCCCTGCTGATGATGAACGGCCAGCATGAAAAATTTAACCAGTTGCTCGGGCTTGGCAATCAGTTACTGATGGCCCGTCAGGGAATGACCCTGGCACCCCTTCGTGTTCCTCAGGCAGAAGCCTCGCAGAAACAGACTGACGCGCTCGAAAAAAGCCGCCGCGAGCTGGCCCTGTCCCGCCTGAAAGGCGAGGCAAAAGAGCGCGCACGGCTTGGCTATGCTGCTGATGAGCTCGGCCTGACGACTGATCCGCAATTCCAGACCAACCGGCTTGAGTACATCAATAACGGGCTTGAAGAGTGGCGCAATAACGAGGCCAACAAGAAGCAGCCCAAAGGGCCAAAGACGGACGAAGAAAAGGCCGCTGATGCTTATAAAAGGATGATTAAGCAGCAAAAGGAGCAGATCGCCCTGCAGGGCCAGAGCACCGAACTTGCCAGGGTGAAATATCAGGTGGTTGAGGGTGAGTTGTCCACCCTGGACAAGGCGCAGAAGGCTGAACTGATGCGCAACGCTGCCTTAATCGACCAAGTCAAACTGCGTGAGCAGCTGCGTAATTACGAGGCGAATCTGGCTGACAGCAACGCCAGCGCCAGGGCGGCGAATGATGCGCAGCTCATTGGTTACGGTCAGGGCACCAGGTTCCGTGAGCGGATGCAGGAGCAGTTTAATATCCGTAAGGAGTTTGAGCAGAAGAATACCGATTTGCTCCGGCAGCGGCAGGCCGGGGACATTGACGAAACCTTCTACCAGCAGGGGCTGGCACTCAACAAACGCTATCTGGAAGAGCGGCTGCGCGACCAGGAGGGGTATTACACCGCTTCCGATGCGCAGCGCGGTGACTGGTTGACAGGCATGGCTGAGGGCTATGCGAACTGGGTGGACGAGTCAACGGACTATTCCGCGATGGCTGCTGACGGGATGAAGCAGGCCATGGGCGGCGCGGTGACCACCATTACCGACATGCTCAATGGCAACCTCGACAGCTGGAAGGACTGGGGCATGAACGTGCTGAAAATCATCGAGACCGTTCTCGTTAATATGATGGTCGCGAATGCGGCAAGTTCTCTCGGTTCGCTTTTCAGCTTTGGTGCCTCCTCAGCGGCAACGGCCAGCAGCGGGACGGCCATTCAGAGCGCCGCCTCAAACTTCACCTTCAACGCCAAAGGCGGCGTCTACGACTCACCCTCCCTCAGCGCCTACAGCGGTGGTGTCTACCAGACCCCACAGCTCTTTGCCTTTGCGAAAGGGGCCGGGGTGTTTGGCGAAGCAGGTCCGGAGGCGATTATGCCGCTCACGCGCGCGGCGGATGGTTCGCTCGGCGTTCGCGCAGTCGGCGCGCCGCAATTTTCCGGCGGTGGCCCGTCCGTGTCGTTCGGCGATATCAACATCAATGGCGGTGCGCAGTCCACGGCGGGGCAGGGAGCAGCCGCAACTGCCGGCAGGCAACTCAAGGATGCAATCGTGACGGTGATTAATGAGCAGGCCAGCATGCCGGGATCGCCTTTGTGGCGGCTTTTGAAAGGAGCGTAATCATGGCAGTTGAGACCTTCTCCTGGTGCCCGAAGGTGGCGGCGCAGGCTGATACCAGTTTCCGCACCCGTAAAGCGCAGTTCGGGGATAATTATGCACAGGTGGCCGGGGACGGCATCAACCCGGTCACATCGCAATGGAGCGTGAGTTTTACTGGCGATGAAGCGTATGTCCAGGCCATAAAGGCGTTTCTGAAGCGGCACGCCGGCTGGAAGTCCTTCATCTGGAAGCCGCCCCTAGAGCCTGCGGGGCTTTGGCGGTCTGAATCCCTCCAGATAGCCACTCACGGCAACGACAAATACACCCTCAGCACTACATTCATTCAGGCATACCATCCATGAGCATTTCATCTGATGTCCAGAAACTGGAGCCGGGCAGCCGTGTCCGCCTTATCGAGGTTGACGGCGAGGCGTTCGGCGCCGGCATTCTGCGGTTTCATAACGAAACTCTCCCTCACACAGAGGCCGAGATCATTGCTGCGGGCGGCGATGCGTCGAAGCTCCAGCCGAAATCGGTCTGGTGGCAGGGGCTGGAGTACGGTGCGTGGCCCTTTGAACTGACTGGCCTGTCCGTCAGCAGCGACGGGCAGAGCGCCCGCCCGACACTGACCGTGGCAAATATCTCCGGCACGATAGGCGCGCTCTGCCGTCGCTTTCAGGGAATGGCAAAGGCAAAAGTAATTATTCACGAGACCTTCGCTCATTACCTTGATGCCCGTAACTTTGCTGGCGGCAATCCGGGTGCTAATCCGAATGAGGAGCGCAAACAGGTCTATTACATCGACCGTAAATCCAGCTCGGATGATGAAACCGTGGAGTTTGAACTGTCCAGCCCGGCAGATCTTCGTGGACAGCTCATCCCCACGCGGCAGATCCAGCCCATGTGCACCTGGTGCATGCGCGGGTGGTACAAAACCGGCAACGGTTGTACCTATGCCGGGCAGAATGGCTGGTTCGATAAGGACGGCAACCGGGTGGATGATCCTTCGAAGGACGTGTGCTCAGGCCTGTTGTCGACCGGGTGTAAACCCCGGTTCGGCGCCAACAATGAACTCGACTACGGCGGCTTTCCGGGTGCGTCACTTCTGAGGGGGTAACATGCGGGACAAGACAATTAGCGCAATTCTGGCGCATGCGGCGCAGTCGTTCCCGGCTGAATGCTGCGGTGTGGTGATCCAGAAAGGGCGGGTTGAGAAGTATGTCGCCTGCCGGAATCTGGCTACCTCCCCGGAGGAGCAGTTTGAACTGTCACCGGAGGATTACGCGGCAGCCGAAGAGCAGGGCACTGTGGTTGCCGTGGTGCACAGCCACCCCGGCGACGGCGCCACGACGCAGCCGAGTGAACTCGACATGCTGATGTGCGACGCGACCGAAGTGCCGTGGGTGGTCGCGTCATGGCCTGAAGGCGATATCCGCACCATCATGCCGCGCGGCGATCGCCCGCTGACCGGGCGTCAGTTTGTTCTCGGGCATGCTGACTGCTGGTCCCTTATCCGTGATTACTTCCGCACTGAACACGGTATCGCGCTGCCCGACTACAGCGTCGATCGCCACTGGTGGGAGGAGGGCGAAAACCTCTATATGGATAACTGGTACGCATGCGGTTTCAGGGAATTCGACGGTCCATCCCGGCCCGGCGATATGGTCATTATGCAGGTGCAGGCCAGCGTGCCGAATCATGCCGGCGTCCTGCTGGAGGGCAACATGCTGCTGCACCACCTGTACGGGCAGCTCAGCCAGCGCATTCCGTATGGCGGCTATTACCGTGACCGGACCATTAAAGTTTTACGGTACAAGGATCTGATGTGATGGAAAAACGAACCGTTATCAAGCTGAGCGGATCGATGGCGCAGCGCTTCGGGCGCACGCACCGCCGGGCGCTGTCCTGTGCCAGCGAGGTTTTCAGGGCGCTGTCCAGCACGGTGGGCGGCTTTGAGGATTATCTCCGCGAGGCGCGCGCCAGGGGGCTGGATTTCATTATCTTCCGTGATCGCCGCAACATCGGTCAGGAAGAGTTTTCGCTTCTCGGCCCCGGCGATGAGCTGCGCATTATTCCGGTGATCCGCGGCAGCAAGCGTGCCGGCATTTTCCAGGCGGTGCTCGGGGTTGCCCTGATTGCCGGGGGGATCGCCCTTGGTCCTGCCGGGGCAGGGCTTATTGGTAAAGGGGTCGCGCTGAATGTTGCGCTGGTCGGTGCATCGATGGCGCTGGGCGGCGTGGTTCAGTTGCTGTCACCGCAGGTGGCAGGGATGAGGATGCGTCAGGATCCGGACAACAAGCCAAGCTATGCTTTCGGCGGCCCGGTCAACACCACCGCCAGCGGCAATCCCGTACCGCTTCTCTACGGCCAGCGGGAGATCGGGGGTGCCATCATTTCAGCCGGCATTTATGCAGAAGATCAGCAGTAAGGCCCATTTTAAGCAGGCTCAGAGGTATCAAATGGATAACAAGGCAGATTTTTTAAATAGGTACGGCTTCGCCGCTGATCATTTCACTGTTGAGACGTTTTGTGGCTTTTTCAAGGCATTCGAACATAGCAGACAAGGAATCCCATGTATCGCTGATCCCCTTCCCGTAAGCCTGAAAATAAATACAGAAACGATAGCCTGTGAACTTATTCCCGCTAGTATCGATATAGTCCGTTATGAGGGGGCTGATGCGGAAGGAGCCTTTTCTAAAATCGGGCCGTTCTATCTGAAGGTATACAGATAGCTTCTCATAAACCCACATGAAGGTTTTTTTATCTGCATTCAATTCTATTTGCCGAATGAAAAACTCAAGCCTTCCTTTAATGGCATGAGTGCATCTGTACATTATCGCTGCGGGTTGTGGATACGGAGCTCCAGACAGGAGGCAGTCAGTACTTTCCAGTACGCTATCAGGTCCGTTGATCCATTTTATAAATGCGTAAAAATCCTTTATTGCACATTCATCTGAATGCTCAATAAAGTCTTCCAGGTGGGTTTCAATCAGTTCGGGGTTATCGCGAAAGTTATAGTACTTTCCTGGCCGATGTTCATGCCCTTTAGTTCTGTCCCAGGGTTGTGAGCGTCTACCTGAATCAGTAATTTCAAAAGATGAAACGACGATCATTGATATTTCCTTAATAAATCAGTACAGGCGGTAACAAATATCTGCGATTGAAAACTGAAGCATGCAAAGACAACATACCCGGGAATTTCAAACTGCAACATCCTGATATTCGATCAGTTATTTACACAATACCGCCTGTGGGCGGTTTTTTTATGGGCGCGATATGACGAACACAGCGATTAAAGGGCGGAAGGGCGGTAGCACCAAGACCCGCACCCCGGTGGAAGCCCCGGACAGTATTCAGTCCATAGCCAGAGCCAAAATACTTGTCGCGCTCGGCGAAGGTGAATTTGCCGGCGGGCTGGACGGGCGCAGCATTTATCTCGGCGACGCGTCATCGTATACCCCGCTGCAGAATGCAGACGGCAGTTACAACTTCAACAACGTTAAATACGAGTTTCGTTCCGGCACTCAGGACCAGAGCTATATTCAGGGCTTTCCGGGCGTTGAGAATGAGCTGCAGGTCGCCTACGAACTCAAAGCTGCTGTGCCGTATGTCCGTTCCGTCTCCAATACCCAGCTTTCAGCACTGCGCATCCGCCTCGGCTGGCCCTCGCTGCTGAACCAGAAAGACAACGGCGATAAGGTGGGTACGCGCGTTGAGTATGCGATCGAGCTGTCGGTCGACGGTGGTGCATACGCGCCCGTGGTTAAAGGCGCTGTCGATGACAAGACCACCACCCTCTATGAGCGCAGTCACCGTATCGACCTGCCGAAAGCCACAACCGGCTGGCAGCTGCGCGTGCGCCGGATTACACCGGATTCGACGACGGTGAATGTTGTGGACAGTATGCGCGTTGAGGCGGTCACCGAGATCATCGACGCGAAGCTGCGTTACCCCAACACGGCGCTGCTCTACATTGAATTCGATGCGAAGCAGTTCCCGAACGGCATTCCGCAGGTGGTGTGCAATCCGAAGGGGCGCATTATTCGCGTGCCTGATACTTACGACCCTGACACGCGAACCTACTCCGGCACCTGGGAAGGCGGGTTTAAATGGGCATGGACCGATAACCCTGCGTGGATTTATTACGACATCGTGCTGAATGAGCGGTTCGGGCTTGGTCAGAGGATTGATGCGACCCAGATTGATAAATGGGAGCTGTACCGCATCGCGCAGTACTGCGATCAGCCGGTACCGGATGGCAAAGGCGGCAGCGGTAAGGAGCCGCGCTTCCGGTGTAATGTCTACATCCAGGAGCGCAATGACGCCTGGACGGTGCTGCGCGACCTGGCCGGCATTTTCCGTGGTATGACCTACTGGGGCGACAACAAGCTGTATGTGCTGGCCGATATGCCCCGCGATATCTGGCACATCTACAACCACGCCAGTGTGGTCGACGGTAAGTTTACCTTTGCCGATCCCAGCGAAACCACGCGCAACACCGCCGCGCTGGTTAACTGGTCCGATCCGGCGAATCACTACAAAGACACACCGGAAGTCGTTTATGACAAAGATCTGGCGATGCGCTTCGATTACAGCCAGCTCGAAATGACGGCCATCGGCTGCACCCGGCAGTCAGAGGCAAACCGGCGCGGGCGCTGGGCGCTGCTCACGAATGGCATTGGTGAGGTGGTGACCTTCAGCACGGGTATGGATGTTCCCCCTGTCGGTGAGGTGATCGGCGTGGCCGCGAACGAGCTGGCCGGCAGGGTGATTGGCGGCAGGGTAAGCGCGGTAAGCGGTCGTAATATCACGCTTGACCGTGCCGCAGATGTCAAAGCCGGTAACCGGCTTTTCCTCAACCTGCCCTCGGGTGTCGCGCAGGCCCGGACCGTGCAGGCAGTGAAGGGCAATGTTGTCACGGTCACCACGGCCTACAGCGAAACGCCTGAGGCGGAGTGCTGCTGGGGAGTGGATGCTGACGATCTGTTTATCGCGCTCTTTCGTGTAACCGGCACCCGTGACAACGATGACGGAACTTTCGAGGTCACCGGAGCGACGTACAGCCCGGATATTTATGCTGCGGTCGATACCGGCGCGCGGCTCGATGAAAGGCCAGTCAGCGTCATTCCGCCCGGCGTGCAGGCACCGCCGGAAAACATCGTCATCGACAGCTATTCGACGGTCAGCCAGAACATAGCGATCACCACCATGCGTGTTGCCTGGGATTCTGTTAAAGGGGCAATCGCCTACGAAGCCGAGTGGCGGCGCGACAGCGGTAACTGGGTGAGCGTACCCCGCACGTCCTCTCTTGGTTTCGAGGTGCCGGGCATCTACGCCGGGCGTTATCTGGTGCGGGTGCGGGCGGTGAACGCCAGCGATGTTTCGTCCATATGGGCGACATCAGCTGAGGTCACGCTCACCGGGAAAGTGGGTAATCCGCCGAAACCGCTAGGCTTCACCGCCTCGGAAACGGTTGTGTTTGGTATCGAGCTGAACTGGGGCTTCCCGGCAAACACGGACGACACGCTGAAAACGGAGATCCAGTACAGCCTGACCGGAACCGACGACGATGCCATGCTGCTGGCCGACGTGCCTTACCCGCTGCGTAAGTATCAGCAGATGGGGCTCAAGGCCGGGCAGGTTTTCTGGTACCGCGCGCAGCTGGTGGACCGGACCGGCAACGAATCCGGTTACACAGACTGGATCCGCGGTCAGTCCAGCTCCGATGTGACCGATATTACAGAGGCCGTGCTCGCGCAGATCAAGGATACGGAACTTTTCAAAGACCTCATTGAAAACGCCGTGGAGAGCAGCCAGGCAGTCGCGGATCTGGCTGAGGCAGTGAAGCAGAACGCCGACGGCCTGGCTGCGGCGGCAGGCGCAAACCGCCAGACGGCAGAAGCTATCATCGGCAATGCTCTGGCGATCGCCGACGTGGTGGTGCGCCAGTCAGCCCAGCAGGGCGCTAACTCGGCGCGGTTCGAACAGCTGCGCGAGGTGATCGCCACCGAAACAGAGGCGCGCGTTACCGATGTGATCCGCCTGGAGGCGAAGACAGACCAGAACACGGCCGGTATTACCGAGGTGCGACAGGCGCTGGCAAACGAAACCGAGGCACGGGCGACAGCTGTCGATCAGCTTACCGCGCAGACGGAAGAGAACAAGGCCAGTGTTACGGAGCTGACGCAGACCGTGACGGATCTGGACTCATCAACTGCGTCTCGCTTTGATGAGATTTCCGCAGAGATAGCGGGCATTGATGGCAGCGATATCAGAGGGGGAGTACAGAGCAATTCCATCGCGCTGATGACCAACACGCTGGCGCAGGTCAGTCAGTCCACCCGAATGAGCGTGCAGTACGGCGCTAACGCCGCCAGTATCCAGCGCGTTGATACTGTTATGGCGGACGCCAGCCAGGCTGTGGCTGAGTCGCTCAGAACGCTGGATGCCAGCGCCGGCGGCGGCACGGCTACAGCCACTGACTTTGCGAAAACGATGGCGGATTTTTCGCAGGTCTCCGCGACAAAAATCAACTCCCTTTCAGTGACGGTAAACGGTCAGCAGGCGGCAATCGTCCAGAATGCTCAGGTTTCTGCCGACATCAACAATAACCTGAATGCGATGTACAGCATCAAGGTGGGCGTTGATGCCAATGGCCGCCAGTACGCCGCGGGGATGGGGATCGGGGTGCAGAACACCCCGGCGGGCATGCAGTCGCAGATCCTCTTTCTGGCGGATCGGTTCGCTGTCATGACACAGGCAGGCGGAACGGTGAGCCTGCCGTTCGTGGTGCAGAACGGGCAGACCTTCATCAACGAAGCCTTTATCAATTACGCGTCAATCACCCTCGCCCGGGTGGGATCGTGGTATTCCGCCAACTATGTGGCCGGGCAGACCGGCACCATCATGAAGGCGGACGGAACGTTTGAGGTCAACGGCGCGGTATCGGGCCAGGGACGCATGCAGATAACGAACAACCGCATCATCTCTTTCGACTCACAAAACCGGCCGGCAGCTGTTATGGGGCAACGCTTATAATGCAGATGTTTATAGCAGGCACCAGCTTTGACGCCATCAACGCCATGGCGGCCAGTTATGTTCTGGATGTCATTACCATCACCGGTACCGGGAGTAAAACCTACTCCCTGGCCGGGGTGGAACTGACGTATGCCATCGTGAATGACTTTATGGGAGGGCAGTTAACCGGTGCAACCTACAGCGTCAGTGTCAGCGGCTTAACCGTGTCGTGGAACGTCAATAATGCCGTCACCCTGATTGTGTATGGCAGCCCGGTGGCGGGCACACAGAGCGACTACTTTGGCTTTCAGCTCTTCCAGTACCTGAATGGGGTGAGGACGGTCAAACTGGCACCTAATTATGTCCCGTTTTGCCTGCGGGAAATCATCGATGTGCCTGCCGGCGCGCGAACGGTGCAGACGCAGGTTCCGGCGGGTAACCCGATCATGTGCTTTCACAGGCACACCGGGGCGGCAATGGACATTAGCTGGTGGAAGCCCGCCACTGCAAACGGGTATCACGCGCTGCAGTTTCCCACGGATGGCAGCAATCAGACCGGGTGCAGGGTGTATGTGTTTTCGAATATTCTCGCGAACATTCCGGATTACGGGTTCTATCTTTACCGCGACGGGCAGATGGTCTGGCACAGCAACTGCCTTCCCCTTCAGGTTATTCCGCTCACAAACGGGGATATCACCAGTGATACGCCGCTGGCGGTATCGTCTAGTGTCACGGCGCATATCTTCGTGCCGCAGGACCCGGCTTATCCGACGGGGTACAGCAATTTTATGTGTGCATCTGCGGGAAATGACGGGACCCGGTATAAGGTGCAGGTGGGAAAAGTATTCCAGAGCACCTTTATCAGCAGTCCCGACGAGGGCAGGCGAATGAGAGGGTGGGCATGTGGCGGGGTCGGGTATATCGAAACGCAGTTCTATGACCAGTACTACAGATATGCCCTTGGCCTGGCCTGATATTATCACTCCGTCAGCGGCAGCCTGTCGCAGGACGATGTATCCGTAAAAGCACTTCGTTCAACCCACTGATAACCGAAGCTGCTGCCGGAGAGATATTCGGTGGTGCTGACCGGTTTTCTTATGCCGAATACCGGTACCGCCACCCGGCTTTTCATCACCACCGCCCCGTTATAGCACAGCGGCGGCGTGTTGCTGGCGCAGCCTGATGCTATTAACGAAACCAGCATAACCGCCGCAGCGTTAATTATTTTCATCTTTATTCCCTGAACAGTATGGATGTGAATCCATTCTATTGGCCGCCTGGTCAGGCGCTAAATAGATTAAACAGATCAATATTTCCTGATTGATCGACTTTATCGATCGTTTATACGCGCGCCGTTTTCTGGCGCCATGCCCGGAGAAAACATGATTTACACAACTGGCTCCATCGCGGTCAGCGGCAACACCCTGACCGGCACCGGCACGAATTTCACACAGGCAGGCTCTCTTATCCGTTCCGGCTGCACGGTGCTGGCGCTGACCAGCCCGGCGCAGGCCTTCCAGATCACCGCCATCGACAGCGCGACCAGCCTCACGGTGACCCCGGCGGCCAGCCCGGCGGTTCCCGCCGGCACTTCGTTCGCCATTCTGCTGAGCGACAGCCTCAGCGTTGACGGCCTGGCGCAGGATATCGCCGAGACTCTCACCATGTACCAGCGTTATATGGGGGGCTTTGCTGACGTGATGAATGGGGCCGGCGATTTGACCATCACCATCAACGGTCAGCCCGTTACTGTACCTGGTCAGAAGTCGCTGGCAAAGAAAGGGGCTAACAGCGATATCACCTCCCTTAGCGGGCTCACCACTGCGCTCAGTATTGCGCAGGGCGGGACGGGCGCAAAGGATGCTGCCGGGGCGCGTGCAGCGTTTGATCTGGACAATCTGTATCTGCGAGGAGACCGGAACCTGGCGGACGTCAAAAGCAAAAAGACCGCGCGCGATAACCTGGGCGTCAATGCCAGCCCGAATATGTGGTACGTATGGCAAAACCCGAATGTCACCTCGCGGCTGACTTTCCCCTCCTGCAACAGCGCGGAGGGAGAGATCCGGGTCCGCATCGCCAAAGACGGCATCAGGGTGAAGGGCATCCTGCGGTACCCGGCGGGCACGATGACGAACGGCAAGACCATCATCACCTGCCAGCCGATCGACATTGACGGCAACACGCGGACCGGTCTGAACAGTACATTTGCCACGGGCTATGTGCAGTATTCGAACGGGACGATGGGCACGGCCATCTTACAGGCGGTGGATAACAGCGGCGGCATCCCGGTCGTTATTGCCTCCACCGACGGGCTGAATATCAACTGGATAATTCTGGATCTTCATTTCGCGTTCACATCAACATCCGGAGCATAAAATGCCAGACACCTATGTGAAAAAATACACTGTCTCATTCGTTTACGATAATAACGCGCCAGAAATCGCTGAAGCTTTTCCGAGCAAATACATGGTCAATTTTAACGGTGAGTTAGTCGGATATAACGCCGGTTTTTTTGTTATTGAACCGGGTTCGGTCATCGACAGCTACAGGAATGTCATTGCGGGCAGCATGGATGAATTCAGCGCGAAATACACCGTGCTGGAAACGTCGGAGGCGGGAAGCTAAATACCGGCGATGCGCATGAAAAAAGCCCCGGCGACGGGGCAGTTACATTCCGCGCCTGTCTGGTGCAGGCTACGGGGCTTTATTAATTTTAGTCGAAAGATGATTTAACTTAAGAAAAATTCTCGGCGGTTCAAGCCGTTGACAAATCTTCTTGCCGCTTCGCCTTGATAACGCTCTCGCTTATGAATACTGTATATTTAAACAGTAATTAAGCGAGGCTACTATGACACATCCTCTATTTTCCATCAGCGGTCTGTCTCCGCAAGCGCAGTACATTGAAATCGGCTCGGACGTTCTGGCTGTGGAGCAACGTGCCGAAGCCAACGCCGGTTCTATGCTGCTGATAGCTTTCATGGGCCGCCGGCAGATCGCGCGGTTATGCGGAGCGTCGTTGATCACGGAAGAGGGGGAGGCGATTGAGGGCGACGCCCTGGATGACGTGGAAATGCTTGGCGTGGTTACGCACATCATTCGTCCCGCGGCGTTCGACGACTATCCGGTGATGTGAGATGTTCGCCCTCGTCGATGCCAACTCTTTCTATGCTTCATGCGAACAGGCGTTCAGGCCAGAGCTTGACCTCGTGCCTGTAGTTGTGGCTTCGAACAATGACGGCTGCGTGATCGCCCGGTCGGCGCTTGCCAAAAATCTGGGCATCAAAACTGGCGATCCGATCTTCAAAAATACCGAGCTTTTCCGGCGTCATGGCGTGGTCTGTTTCAGCTCTAATTACGAGCTCTATGGCGATATGAGCAACAGGATGATGTCGACGCTGGAAGAGATATGTCCGCGTGTATCGGTTTACAGTATTGACGAGGCATTCTGCGATTTGACCGGCGTGCGTAACTGTCGTGATTTGACCGATTTCGGGCGGGAGATTAAGCAGACGGTTTATCAGCGCACGCTGTTACATGTGGGGGTGGGCATCGCTCCTACAAAGACGCTTGCCAAGCTGGCGAACCACGCCGCGAAGACATGGAAGGCAACCGGCGGCGTGGTGGATTTATCAAACATCTCCCGCCAGCGGAAGCTGATGGCGCTACTTCCCTGTAATGAAGTTTGGGGAATAGGATCGCGGATCAGCAAGAAACTGGCAGCCATGGGGATAAAGACGGCTCTTCAGCTGGCAGATGCTGATATACGCTTTATCCGCAAACACTTCAGCGTGGTGATGGAAAGAACAGTGCGCGAGCTGCGCGGCGAATCTTGTCTGGAGTTCGACGAGTTTCAGCCGGCTAAGCAGGAGATCTGTTGCAGCAGGTCTTTTGGTCAGCGCGTCACCGACTATACGGAAATGCGCCAGGCCATAGTAAGCTATGCCACGCGCGCGGCAGAGAAGCTGCGCGGAGAACATCAGTTCTGCCGGTATGTGTCTGCCTTCGTTAAAACCTCGCCTTTTGCACTCGATGAACCCTATTACGGCAAGCATGCCGGAACAAAGCTCTTAACTCCTACACAGGACACACGCGACATTGTGGCCGCTGCTGTGCGCTGCCTTGATGCGGTCTGGAAAGACGGTCACCGGTACCAGAAAGGCGGCATCCTCCTGGGTGACTTTTTCAGCCAGGGTGTGGCGCAGCTAAACCTATTTGACGACACCGCCCCGCGGGCAAACGCCACGGCGCTGATGGATATCCTCGACTCTGTTAACCAGCGGAACGGCCGGGGCACGCTGTTTTTTGCAGGGCAGGGGATCGAGAAGAAATGGCAGATGAAAAGGGAGATGCTGTCGCCCCGCTGGACTACCCGACTGACGGATGTGCCGCGGGTATTTTAGCTGATGAAATCGCCGCTGAAGCGAGGGAGATCATGACAGGGGTTTTACCTTCATTTTACCTTAGTTTTACCTTAGACAATTTTCGGGCATAAAAAAACCAGCCGTAAGAGGCTGGTTTAATTGGGGAATTTTGGTCGGCACGAGAGGATTTGAACCTCCGACCCCTGACACCCCATGACAGAGGCTCATATCTTAAGAGCCTATAAGTGCCAGAAGCGGACATTACTAAATCCGCACTGCATTAATTTTTTTGCGCAGGCCAACAACATTTCGCAGGTATTCGTGAAATCGAGCTACAGCGTATAAACACAGCGGGTGATAATGCCAAAAAAGTAAACCGGGCAGATAGCAACAACCGAAAGGCTGCCTCTGTGGGGGAGAAACATGCACGACTTGCAGTGGTTAAAACTGCTGAAACAGTTGAATCGGTGATGAAAATCAAAGGTAGCAGCATAACCACCATCATCTTGCCCTTTGTCATGTGAAAACGTTAAAACTCTGTAGACTCAATTCACCGCCGCCTTACCTACACCAGAAAGGTAGTGGTTATTGGCGGATCAAAAAACTTGAATCGCCCGGGTGGCTCCTGCGAATCAATATTCTGACTTCAGGCTGATACTAATCAAAGGCCACTCATTATGGCCTTTTCTCAACTTCAGGGATGCCTATGAAAAATGTTATGGTGTTCTTCAATCGGCAGCAAGTAGTGGTTGTCAGGGTTGAAGATGGCACTACCACAATACTCCGTGAATACCCGAATGGTGAGGAAACTCATCTTAAGATTATGTATGCGGGAGTTCATTCGCTAACTGGCGATCATATTGAGTTTTGTGTAGCCTCAGACAGAGAAATTACATCAAATGAAATCGTCGAAGCTGCAAACAAACTTTTGAAATAGCTCGAGCTTGCTATTTTCTCAAATAAAAAAGCCTTCTGAACAAAGGCAAACTTGAGGTACGGCATTGTTTCTTGTTTTCAGTTCCCTCAATTCTCTCTGAAGGTGTGGCTCATCCATAAGCCATTCCCTGGGTCGGGTTGCGCACCATTTAAGATGCCTGCTAAGTATGGTCTACAAACCATTTACAACAAGCGTAAGCGGAAGACTAATTCAAAAGTTTTTATTAACGGCAGAGGAAAGACTATTACGGCATTACAACAGGCATTCACTGTGTGTCTGTGATAATGCCAGGAAAAAATCGGGCAAGCCTCTGTTCCGGCTTGACACCAGATGTCCTGCGAACGAGGCGACGGCATCGGCAGTGTGCGCATTGCAACCAACTCCCGATTTACCAGTGGTGTGAGGGATTATTCCTGAGCGCACTCATGGAAGATAACCTATGATTTATAAAAGGTTGAGTGTGAAAAAGGAGTATGTATGAAACCTGAAGAACTGGAGCGTAAAGCTGAGCAAGAAATTTCTGCTCTTATTACTAAAAAAATCACTGAGCTACGGAAAAAAACAGGCAAGGAAGTTTCTGAGATCGAGTTTATCCCGAGTGAGACCATGTCCGGTCTTGAGGGGTATAAAGTAAAAATAAAACTTATGTAG